CTTATTTTCCGTAGAAACTCCCGAAATGAGAATATTTTTGTAAAGGAGGTGTTATTGTGGCAGGGAGAAAACCAAAGCCACTGGCTTTGAGTAAGAAAAATTTAACTAAATTTGAAAAAGAAAAAAGATTAAAAGCAGAAGAAATGCTTAAATTTAAAAGTGATAATATAAATGCTCCAGTATGGATACAAGATGATTTTATAGCTATGGAAGAATGGAACAGAGTAACTAAAGAATTAATAGATAAGGATATAATGACTAATGTTGATATTAGTTCACTTGCTATGGCTTGTGATGCGCTTTCTAGATATATTTTAGCTAAGGCGAATATAGACTCAAATGGGCTTTCGTATGAAACTTACGACAGAGAAGGAAACAAACTAATAAAAGCTAACCCAGATGTGAGGACTCAAATACAATATGCAAATATGTATAAAACTTTCTGTTCAGAATTTGGATTAACACCTTCATCAAGAATTAAATTAGCCATGCCTAAACAAGATGAGAATGTGCCTAAAAATAAGTTTGCAAAATTTGTGTAGGTGATTTTATGGTTAATAGGGTTACGAAATACGCATTAGATGTAGTTGAAGGTAGAGAAGTAGTCGGAGAACTTGTAGAATTAGCCTGCAAAAGACACTTAGATGATATTGAAAGAAGCAAATTAGCACCTTTTATATTTAGATTTGATGAAGAAAAAGCAAATAGAATAATTGAATTCGCTGAAACTTTGCAGATAGCAGAGGGCGATGATGATGAAAGAGGACCTTTAAAATTAGAATCTTTTCAGGATTTTATATTGGGTTCTCTTTTTGGTTGGGTTAATAAAGAAACAGGCTATAGAAGATTTAGAAATTCGTATGTCCAAGTTGGTAGGCAAAACGGTAAATCATTACTTAATGGGATTTTAGGCAACTATTGCGGAAACTTTGACGGATATAGGTATCCTCAAATTTACTGTACTGCGACTAAGAGTGATCAAGCCAAGATTGTATTAAATGAAATGATAAAAATGATAAGAGAAGACCCAGACTTAGAAGAAACTTTTAAGATTAAAGAATATGAAAGTACAATAGAATGTTTAATAACTGGAGGTACAGTTAAGGCGCTAGGTAGAGATACTAAATCTATAGACGGATTTAGACCATACTTAGGAATAGTAGACGAATACCACGCCCATAAGGATAACCAAATGTACAAGCTACTTGAAGGCGGTACTGGTAAGTTAAAACAATGCTTGATATCTGTAATTACTACTGCTGGATTTATTATTAACGGACCATGTAAAGAGCTTTATGATTATTGTGTTAATTTATTACATGGAGTTTTTAAAAATGAAACTCAATTCGTATATATAGCACAAATGAATAAAGATGATGATATGTGGGACCCGAAAAATTGGGTTAAAGCTAATCCTTTAACATGTAAAACTAATGATGGGATAGAAAGAATGAAGGATATAGCAGCTAAAGCTAAAGATATGGGTGGTAGTGATTTAAGGGATTTCATTACTAAAAGATTAAATATTTGGTATCAATTTAGTGACAATCAATATTTAGATGTTGATAATTGGAATAATTGCGCTTGTGATTTAGATTTAGAAGATTTTAGAGGTAAAGAGTGCGGGTTAGGATTAGACCTTTCAAGTGGTGGGGATTTAACTTCTGGTGGACTAGTATTTCCTTACCTTAATGATGGAGAGAAGGAATATTTCTTACATTCACATAGTTTTATACCGACAAAAAGAGTGGCTGAACATATAAAAACAGATAATGCCCCATATGATGTGTGGATTAACCAAAAGTTACTTACACCTACAGAAACACTTGATGGGGTAAAAACAGATTATAAATATATAATTTCTTATTACAAGAAGTTAATAAAAGAATATGACCTTAAGTTGAAATTTATAGCATATGATCCACACAATGCAGATGCTTTTTTATCAGACTTAGAAAGCTTTGGTGTAGATTGCATTGAAATAGTTCAGAGCGCTAGAAATCTTAATACAGCCACAGAAGACTTTAAATTAACTGTAGATGGCGGAAGAATTAAATATAACAAGGATAGTGAACTTCTTAAATGGAGCGGAGCTAATGCTGTCACAACTTCAAATAGTTTTGGTGAGATTAAAATAGATAAAGAAAAGAGAACTAATAGAATAGATGCTATAGACGCAATTATTAATGCTTATAAAATATCTATGCTAGAAGTTAACGAAGAACCAGGCGTTGAAGTATGGACATTTTAGAAAGGGGGTGAAAGATTGGGGATAATTAAAAATTTAAAGCGAACTATTGAAAATATGAAAATAGGAAGAGAATTAAGAAGTAATTATGGTAATTTTGAAAGTTGGTTTAAACCATTTAATATATTAACCAGGATGAACAATACTACATTAGCCACAAATGAGACTATATTTTCAGTAGTGACAAGGTTATCAAATGCTATGGGTAGTTTGCCATTGAAGCTTTACAAAGACTATAAACCTGTTTCAGCTAGCAAAAACCAGATAGCTTATTTGATAGAAAACTCACCTAACCCATATATGACACCTTTTCAATGGATTAGATGCATGGAAGCGTTTAGGAATACTAATGGTAATGCGTATGCTTTAAAAAGATATAATGATAATTTTGAAGTAATATCATTAGACATACTGGACCCTAACAAAGTTGAACCAGTTATAGAAAAAGAAACTAAAGATTTATGGTACAAAATAAATGGCGAAAATGGAGAGTTTTATGTTCATAACATGGACATGATTCATGTAAATCATATTCATACATCTAGTTATAAAGGGATAAGTCCATTGGATGTATTAAAAAACACTGTAGATTACGATAGAGAAGTTAAAGAGTTTTCATTAAACCAAATGAAGAATGGTTTAAAAGTTAGTTTAGCGTTAAAGATAGCGACTAATTTAGACCCTCAAAAAAGAAACGAATACTTAAATCAATTTAAAACTTTTTATCAAAATAGCAATGGAGTAATAGTATTAGATAACGGAGCAGATATAAAAGAAATAAAAAGTGATTTTATAGACCCTAAAGTCTTTGAGATTGAAAATATAACTATAGCTAGGGTAGCAAGAGTATATAATGTGCCTTTAAATAAACTACTTAATGACAAACAAAGCTATTCGAGTGCAGAGCAGGCTGACCTGGAATATATAAAGGATACAATCTTGCCAATAGTCCGTATGTACGAGCAAGAGCTTAGTAAAAAGTTGCTAGGTAGTAGTGGGGTAGGATATGCTTTTAGGTTTAATTTAAATGGGTTAGCTAGAGCAGATATGAAAACTAGAGGGGAGTTTTATTTCAAAGGTGTTCGTTCAGCGTGGTTCACTCCAAATGAAATTAGGAGTCTTGAAGAATTACCACCTTTGGATGGAGGGGATAAATTATATGTATCTAGAGATTTAATCCCAATAGACAAGATAGATTTAATATTGAAGGGAGGTGAAGAAAATGGATATGGAGCAGAATAAACTAGGTAACACCCATGAAGTAAGAACTGTAAATATCTTAAATTTAGAGACTAGAGCAGAAGGAGATAATGGGAACAGAATAGTCGGCTACGCGGCAGTATATGATGAATTTACCAAAATAACAGATAGATGGGGAGATTCATTTCATGAAAAGATATCAAGAGATGCTGCAAAGGAATCATTAGAGGATGGACATGAAATATTTGCTCTTAAAAATCATAATTGGGATATGGTTTTAGGGAGAACTGGCGCAAATTTAAATCTTCGCAATGATGAAAAAGGAATTTATTTTGAACTAGTTCCTAATAATTCGACTTTAGCCAATGATTTAAAGGAAGATGTTAAAAGTGGGATTATAAAACAATGCTCAATAGGATTTAGAATAATAGATCAAGAATGGGAAGAAAAAGAAGGGGAATACTTTAGGATTATAAAAGAAATAGAACTATTTGAAATTACGCTAACACCTATCCCTGCTTATACAAATACAACCGCAGAGGTTAGGAGCTTAAGCGGTAATGTCAATAACGAACCATGTAAAACCAATACTAAAACTGATTTAACTGAACAAGAAGAAAGAAATAAGCTTTTAGATGAAGCTAAAAATCAAATAAAAGAAATAGATAATTATTTTAAAATTTAGGAGGAATAACAATTATGGAATTATGGAAAATGAAACAGAATTTAACAACATTAGGGGCAGAGCTAAGAAGTTTGAATAATGAAATTGTAGAAAAGACTGCTAATCCAGCCGTAAAGATTGAAGAAATAAGATCATTAAAACAAAACAAAACAGAAATTGAAGAAAGATTTAACTTACTAAAGGCTGAAATAGATAAAATAGAAGAAGAGCAAAGGAATAAGCTTCAACAACAAAACCCTATAAGTAACGCAACTAACACAGAGGAAAGGATGGCAGCAGCGAAAGCGGAATTTATAAGAGGTTCTCTATTAGATAGACAAGTTTCACAGGATAGTAGGAATCTATTAGGAGCAATAGGAACTAGCAATAGTGGGGCTAAAATATTACCTACAAATATGCAAACAACATTAATCACTGAGCCACTTACTAAAAATCCATTAAGAGGAGTATCGGTGTTTACCAATATTAAAGGATTGGTACTTCCAAAAATAAATTATTCTCTTGATGATGATGATTTTATAACAGATGAAAGTACAGCTAAGGAAATAAATCTAGAAGGTGACCAAGTCGTATTTGGAAGAAAGAAATTTAAAGTTAAAGCGAGATTGTCTGATACAGTTATCTATGGAACTGATACTAACCTAGTTAATTTTGTGGAAAATGCACTTCAAAGTGGTTTAGCTGCTAAAGAAAAGAAGGTTGCATTTGCAACTGCGCCTAAGAGCGGTGAAGAACACATGAGTTTTTATTCTACTCAAAACGCTATAAAGACAGTAGAGGGAGCAGACAAATATAAAGCTATAAAAGCAGCTATAGCAGATTTACATGAAGATTATAGAGAAAATGCCAAAATAATAATGAGATATGCTGACTATTTAGATATAATAGAAACCTTAGCCAATGGATCAACAACTTTATACGGTGTACAGCCAGAGCAAGTATTAGGCAAGCCAGTTGTATTTTGCGATAGCGCAGTAAATCCTATAGTAGGAGATTTAAATTATTCCCACTTTAACTATGATATAGATATAGTTTATGACTCTGATAAGGATATAGACAAAGGTGAGTTTTTATTTGTACTAACAGGTTGGTTTGACCATCAAATCAAGCTAAAATCTGCATTTAGAA